CTTTAGGTGGTGGTAAGATTAAGGTTTACAAAAACCCTTACATGCTTGAAAACCAAATCTTGTTAGGATTTAGAGGTGCTCAGTTCCTTGAGACTGGTGCTGTATTCGCTCCTTACATTCCATTGATCATGACTCCATTAGTATACGATCCAGATACCTTTACTCCAAGAAAAGGTCTATTGACTCGTTACGCTAAGAAAATGGTTAGACCCGAGTTTTACGGTTTAATTCGTGTTAATGGATTGAATACCCTTTAATCTTAGATTAAATATTTTGTAAAGGAGGCGCATTTTGCGCCTCTTTTTTTATATGTATAACCGACATGAATCTTCCGGCCTATGAAACAATGTAAAAAATGTAACGAGTTTAAACCCCTAGTTGAATACTGTAGTCGAAAAGGTGAAAAAGATGGTAAACATCGATACTGTAAATCTTGTTTAAATACTAATTTTAAAGAATACTACCATACATCTGGTAGAAAAGAAAATGATTACTACAAAACATACCGTGAACAAAATAAAGAATATTTTAATCAATACTCAAATATCCATTACCATACTAAAAAAGAATTATACAGGGAATGGTCCCGAAATAGATATGCTACCGATATTGAATTCCGTATAAAACATTTAGCATCTAGTCGTATTAACTCTGCTTTATACACATATCAAGCTTTAAAAAAAGATAGAACAATAGAATATCTAGGATGTACTATATCCGAATACTGTGATTATTTAGAATCTAAATTTGATTCCAACATGGCGTGGGAAAATCAGGGTGAATATTGGCATATTGACCATATAAGACCTATTGCTTCCTTTGACTTAACCGATGAAGAACAATTATACCAATGTTTCCACTACACCAATACCCAGCCAATGGAAAAAACGGAAAATAGGTTAAAGAGCGATATCTATATTTAAAGTAAATTAAGCCCAATCCTTTGGATTGGGCTTTTTTATTGTTATATTTATAACAGAATTTTAAAGTTATCTATATGACATCAAATCACCACAGTGACGAGGTATTCGCCCAAAAGCGTAAACCAAAAACCCCAATTAAGTTTAATGTAGTTTTAAATGCCGAACAAAAACAAGCCAAAGCACTTATTTTAGAAAATCCCATTACCGTAATAAAAGGTATGGCTGGCTCTGGTAAAACATTAGTTGCTGTTCAATGTGCTCTTGACATGTTTTTTAATAAACAAGTGGAAAAAATAGTCATATCACGGCCCACTGTATCCAAGGAAGATATCGGGTTTTTACCGGGTGATATACGTGAAAAAATGGATCCTTGGTTGGCCCCCATATACCATAATCTTTATATGTTATACTCTAAAGAAAAAGTAGATAAACATTTAGAAAATGGCGATATTGAAATTGTACCATTTGCTTTTATGCGAGGTAGAACATTTGTAAACTCATTCGTAATTGTAGATGAGGCACAAAACGTAACACACCCCCAAATGGAAACTGTTATAGGACGTTTAGGCAAAAATTCTAAAATGGTTATTTGTGGCGACATTGCCCAAATAGATTTAAAGAATAAAAAAGAATCTGGATTTACCTTTTTATACAGATTGGAAGAAAATGTTAAAGGATTTAAAATAATTTCTCTAGAAACAAACCACAGACACGAAATAGTAGCCCCTATATTAGAAGTATACAAGCTTTTTAGGGACTAACATTTCTTTAATATTTATAATAAAAAGATGGCGACCTTAAAACTTTTTATAAACGAACAGCTTAGCTTAGACGGAGACGATAGAAGCACTCTTCAATCCATTGACATATCAGATATAAACTATCTAGATCATAGGACTATGCTTCTCCCTGCTAATACTAAAACTACCATATTTGAATTTAATACCGAGGTAACATCAGGTACTTTTAGAGAAGACAAGTTAAAATATGCTCGTATAACAAACCAATCTGCTACTATTCCGGTTAATATAGAGGTATCTTCTTCAACACAAGCATTTAACTTTAGAATGGATCCACAGCAGTCTTTTTATTTACCTAGCTCACAAGTAACGGGAAGTTTGATAGGTTTTTCATACGATTATATTTCTTCTATAAACTTAAGACCATCTGGAAGCACGAATACCGCCAAAGTAGAGTTCTATGTAGCAACTTCTTAATTAAAATACTATGAATATTCCTATATGGACAGGTACTAGTACTTTCTCTCCAGGTGAAACACCATTTGGATTTTATGATTACGATGCTGACTTTCAAAGAGATGCAGATAAAGTAGCAACTTTTTGTACTAGACGATTAGGTTATCCTTTAGTAGATATTGAATTACAAGATATTAGTTTTTATGCAGCATTCGAGGAAGCAATTACTACATACGGAAATGAACTATATGCTTATCAAATTAGAGACAATCAATTAGATTTAATGGGTATAAGCACTAGTACCCCCTTAAATAATTCTATAATTACTCCTAGTTTCCAATCTGTTATTCGCTTATCTAAACAATATGGCTCCGAAGCAGGTTCAGGTGGTAATATTACTTATTATACAGGATCTATCCCCTTAACTGCTTCAATACAAGATTATGATCTAAAGAAATGGGCTGAAGATAAAGGTATAACTGGGGGGATTGAAATTAAACGAGTATTTTATGAGGCACCACCTGCGGTAGTAAGATATTTTGATCCATATTCTGGTACAGGATATGGGTACCAAGCATTATTTGATAGTTTTGGATTTGGATCGTTTTCCCCCGCTATTAACTTTTTGATGATGCCCTTGAACTATGATCTACAAACCATACAAGCTATTGAGATGAATGACATGGTTCGTAGATCTAATTATAGTTTTGAAATGAAAAATAACGTATTACGAATATTTCCTATTCCTAATAATTCACATGCTAAAATATATTTTGAGTATATTGAAGAATCAGAAAGAATAGATAGCCAAACTTCAACCCCTGATACGGGTGCCGCTAACAATGTATCTAATATGCCTTATACTAACCCAACATATTCTTTAATTAATAGTGTGGGTCGTCAATGGATATTTGAATATACTTTAGCTTTAGTTAAAGAAATATTAGGTTTAGTTAGAGGAAAATACACTAATATACCTATTCCTGGTTCTGAAGTTACATTAAATCAACAAGATTTATTAACTCAAGCCGCTACCGATAAGCTAAGACTAATTGAAAAATTAAGACAATATTTAGATGAAACTTCTCGCCAAGCTGGTTTAGAACGTAAAGCAGCAGAGGCAGATTTTGCTTTTAACGAATTATCTAAAGTTCCATTCACTATTTACATAGGATAATATGTGCGCAATGTTTGGAGGCTCTCGAGATGTGAGCTTAATTAGAAAGTTAAATCGTGAATTGTTAGGTAATATAATTACCCAACAAGCTGCTTTCTATAAATATAAACTGCAAGAAACTAAAGTAAATTTATATGGTGAGGCCGCAGGAGTAAAATATTATGATGGTCCTTTTCTATTTAATTGCCTAATAACTAGAGTAGATCAACAATACCCCGTAAGTGATATGGGTGTAGAATACCAACAAGGTATATCATTTGCTTTCTTTAGAGATGATTTAATAGATGCTAGTATAGTACCTGAAGTAGGAGATATTATATTGTATCAAGATAGCTACCATGGGGTACAATCTACAATATCTAATCAATACTTTGTAGGTAAGAACCCAGAGTATCCAAACAATCAAAACCCATTAAATCCAGGATTGGAAGAATTTGGCTCAAGCATATCTATAATATGTGATACTTTCTATATTCCAGCAGATAAGGTTGCAATTTCTCCATATAAAGAACGTACATAGTAATGGCTCGACCAAGAAAACCTATACCTAAAACACAACGAGAAATTAGTGAAAAACTTCAAACAGCAACCGATCCTGTTAGAGGTAATCCTAATGCTAAGGTAAATCCAAACGAAAGTGAAACAGGTATAGATTTTAATCGTTCTACTAAGTTAAGCTTTAAAGACGATACTACAAAGCCATTAGCTATTGGCATACAGGATCTAGATGAGGCAGTATTTTATTATTTTAAAAATGTAATACAACCATTTGTATATCAAAATGGTGAAAGAATTGAAGTACCGGTTATATATGGTTCTCCCGAAAGCTGGAAATCATTCCAAAAGGATGGATACTATAGAGATAAAAATGGAGCAATAATGCTCCCATTAATAGCAGTAAAACGAGATACAATATCTAAAGATAGAACTGTAACAAACAAATTAGATTCTAACCAACCTAATCTATACGCTACATTCCAGAAAGCATTTAACCCCAAAAATTTCTACAGCAATTTTGCTGCTTTAAACAATAGAATTCCGGTTAAAACATTTTATGCTGTAACTGTTCCTGATTATGTTACTTTAGAATATAGTTGTATAGTACAAACATATTATATGGAACAATTAAATAAAATAATTGAATCCATTGAATATGCTTCGGATGCATATTGGGGTGATCCTGAACGATTTAAGTTTAGAGCATTTATAGACCAATTTACTACAGCTACAGAATTAACAGCTGGCCAAGATAGAATGGTAAAAGGAACATTTACTATTCGATTACGTGGCTATATTATACCAGATACACTACAAAAGGATTTGAATTCTATCAAGAAGGTAAACTCCAAATCTAAAATTATTATACAAGTAGAAACCGTAACTAACTCCGATATATTTGATCCAAACATCAGAAAACTAAGTGATGGTAGAACTAGAAAAGATAGAGATACCGATGGTAGAATTAATAGTGTTGGAGAAGTAACACCAGGAAGAGAAGTACAATCACCCGATCCGGGATCAGAATTAAGATCATAAGATGTCAAATATTAGATTTGTAGATTCGTTAAATGTAGGAGCATATACTATAAATAATGGCGGGGGAGGCTCTGGTAGTATTGGTATTAATATATTAGAAAATGTTAATAATTACATAATCACTGCTACCGGTTATCCCGACATTATACAAGGTGAACCTAATCTACAGTTCGATGGATTAAATTTGGCTATAGGCGGTACTCCTACTGGAACAGCTCGCTTAGAGGTATACCACACCGGAAGCATTGATAATTTAATGTTAATACGAAATACAAGCACAAATACCGGTATTAAAGTAGATGGGGATGGTAGATTCCAATTACTAGAGTTTGCTTCTTTACCAACACCCATTGAAGGGGGAATTGTATATACAAGCAATGAGTTTTATGTAGGAATATAAAAATAATAATATTTATAACAAAACATACTTTTATAATATACAATGGCAACCTGGAAGAAAATAATTGT